AGCTCTTTGAGATAACCCTTAAGTTGACTATCTGACCAACCCACCCTGAGCAAAGCACATGCTCGAATAAGGGTGTAAGAAGGGTCCTCAGGAAACCGTGAGTAAAGGAGTGATGTCAATATTTTCTCGCGACTATACAGGGGGACAGCAATACCATCCACAAAAACTGTAAACGCGGATAAGAAATCCAACTCCTCTACTGGACGTGGCACCAAACTATCGGTTGTTGTAGTAATACCGATTTTGGCCCACACCGCTATCAAGCGCTCAGCATTGAAATGCGGCAAAGCTAAATGTGAAACGGACCAGGTATTATCATCACCACAAAGCGCCAACGACGTCTCCATCATAAAACACTCATAGGAAAGCAACTCCTCTGGTACACACATTATCCAGCCGTATGCCAACAGCATGAATAATATCAACGTGTTGTCTGTAATGGTGTTAACAGAACCAGACGGGTTTCCTCCAATCTTTCGCACAAACACACCATCAGACGTGAGGACCACAGTATTTATAAGGTTGGAATAATAATTCAACAACCTCTCCTTATTCTCAGGAGTCTGATCCTCAACTCTTAACATATTCCATCTAAACTGACCACAACCCCACATCAAAAAGGCTCGCAAAGAAGAGTCATACTGACTTTCATCCAGTGCAAATCCATTTGGGTGCTTTCGTAATTTACGATAAAGCAAATCCCAACCGCCTTTTAGGGGTGTGAAACCAACCACACTAGCTGTTTGGAGATGGGAGGCATAGAATTTTTGATTCATATCCTCAAACAAACGATTACCATGAATCGTCATCTCCACGGGACCAGCAGTGAAGGTGCGCATACTATTCGCATCTATCTTCACCCTGGGTCGAATTTCCTCTTTTAAGGAATTTCCAAACACGGCTACGTACTTCCGATCACGTAGACGCTCCCAATCATCCGCCATGTACTGAGAATAACCCTTCCAGTCATCAAACATGGCCCGTTTCTTGGCATATTTCCTTGTCCAGGGAAAGCCAGGAGAAGTTGACAAATCTAAATTCGTCACCACTTCCTCCTGAGTTTTTACCCTAGAGTTTTGCATATAAGGGCCAAAATGTCGCTCACACCATTGCATAGCAACATTTAAGGCTTCTGTTTGCTGAGTATCCAAGGCAGGAATATCCTTAGCATACTTAGCCAGCGAAATATAGGCGGCTTCCACATTAGGTACAGGGAGGCCCCACGCTGAACGATCAACTGACTTATCAGAATCATTCTCAAAGCGGGCGATGTTAATATCCAAGCTTCGTCGGTTTTTGCCTGTAAATTTTTTCGGCACCGAACCCAAGCAAGGAAAATAATCATCACTCAAATATTTCTCATGGAGAACTGTTGGACGCACAGTATTCCAGAAACCTTCTCCAAAAGTTCCAGGATACTTCCCCCACCATTCCTCTCCGGCTTCTAAAAGCTCGGAGGGAAGTGGGGGAGCTACTGAAAAAGCATGCTATCCAACTGGGCCGAGTTGGCTTTCCACCTCTTAACTCGATCCTCAGTAATGGGCTCAAAGCGGTTTACTTCCAAACCACCTGCTATATGAGTCCCCACCACAGCTCCATCACTTACTGCAACAACAAGACCACCACAATCTCCCTCAATAGAAGGGTAAGTG